TGTGTAAAAAAACAGCGTTGTCCGTTACTCATTGGTAAAGTAAGATCGTCAACCCATTTCCATTTCTTTGTTCCTAAGAAATCTCCATACCCTTTTAAAAACTCTCGACTCATTCCATATTTAACAGCTCGTCTATAAACTAAACTAGAATGATTTGAATCTACTTCTGTTACTTCGGGAAAAATTTCTTCTAGTTCTTTTACAAAAACCCGTGCCGCCTTCAGCTCGTGTCCAGGAGAATACAAATCTGGATCATGGCTGTGCATTGAGATTGCGTGGAAATCTAACATATCTCCTATGTTAACAATGAAGTCAGGTTTGTATCGTTTTTTAATTTGCTTTAAAAAACTAAATGAATCTGTGTGATGATAAGGGATATGCAAATCCGATATTACTAATATCCTTTTGTACATTGGCTAAGCGTATCAAAGAATATACTTATACACAAGGGGTGTGGAAAATATTATAGCTTTTTTAGTCGCTCTGCATCATCGACATTTATAAAATGATGCCTGTGTTCTTTCTCAATAAAAATCCATTCACCATGGTGATCAATTTTTCTTGCTCCTCTGTCGTCAGTAACAAAGCCTCCATCATCTATATAACCTATTGTCATCTTCTTTCCCTTTCTATTATTTCTATAGCTTTTCTTAATTTTCTTCGTGCATAGATATTATGCAGTTGAAGTAATATACCAGATATTCGTGGCGTGTTTATATATTTTTCTCCAAACTTTACACATAGCTTGTTATAAAATTCTCTCCCTATTATTGTTGCTACATCTTTTTTTTCCATAGTCTTTAATCTTTTTCATTGTTATCTTTCTTATAAATATTTGAATCATATCCTCCGTAGTTAAAAGTTGGGTTGTATGATTCTTTTTTCTTTGCTTCTGATAAAATATCTAAAAACAAATTAAAGTTTAGCAACACCATTGTATCTGCATTATTCCTGTGCAAACATAATAGGTCGGCTGATCCTTTCCATTTTTCTAATGTTTTAAATCCTTCCCCGTTAGCTCGTGCCTTGACTTCAATACTCATTCGTGGCTCTTGTATTTGTATGTCAAAGGGAAAGTCGGGTATCGCTCCACTCATTGGTTGTCGTCTACATTCTATTCCGTAGCTTTTTATTTTATTAACCAATTGGTTTTCGATTCGATACCCTTTTCGTTTACTAAACTTACCCATCGCGTGGCTCTACATCACATGGAATAGCATCTATATGTGTATCAGCTTTATCCATTTGTTCGAGTTCTTTTTCTGTTGGCACTCCCCAAAGTTTAGCTAATGTTTCTAGTGCTTGTTGTCCATCAAGACTTAATCGATGGTAATCCCAATATAATTCTGTAATCAAATCTTGGGTTCTATTTTTTTTTACAGTAGTTAATGGCACTACCTTTCCTCTAAAAGAATCTAGTGCCTTTACTACATCTTTCATTTCTTTTGTTATTTTCATATTACCTCCAAGCTACGAACCTCATGAGGTTTGCCGCGTTTAAGTTTACCTTTATTAATTAATCTCATGCAAATGCCATGAGTTTGTGATGATGATTTAAACTTTAAATCATTAGCTATCTCTTGAAAAGAAGGAGAATAGCCGTGCTTATTAATATAATTAGAAATATATCCAAGTACCCGTGATTCATTTTTAGTCATACCTCACCTTTCTTTTCGTTTAGGGAGTTGTTTCTTTTTAAATTTAGGGCGAAGTTTATATTCGTCCGTCATCTCCAGTTCATATTCTTGTACTATTCGCAATTCTTTAAAACGCCTGCGAGCTTCGTACGCGTTAAAGTCTATGCAAATATAGCCCATGACAACTTTGTCACGGACCATATATACGTTATCTAAAATTGTATCGGCGACATCGCAATGAGGAACTTTACCATAGTAATGTTCCTCATAGTTTCCATTCAATCCCGTCAATAAAAATAAAAACATTGCTTCAAACATTAGATTGGTATCTCATCGTCAATGGTTTCATCTTCAAAGCCACGTACCTTCGGCTTTTCTTCCGTTGGTGTTGTTAAACCTTGCGATTCACTTTTGCTATCCATAAGTTTCATCGCCGAGTTAAACTGATCCAAATGGACTTCGGCACTTATTCTCGTTTCGCCTGCGTCATTCTCCCACTTGCGATACGTCATTCTTCCCTCCAATAAAACACGGCTACCTTTCTTTGTGTAGCGTTCTAGTATGTCAGCAATCTTCTCATCCCATACTACAACTTTGTGCCAATCAGTTTCTTTTTCACCTTTAACTACCCTATTGGTAGCACAAGATAAGATGGCATATTTCTTATCGCCATCTGCACCCGACCTAGTTTTAATCTCAGGGTCAGCACCGAGATTTCCTACTAATGTAATCTTATTATACATTACTGGAGCTCCTTTCGTTTAGCGTCATACTTTGCTATAATAGTATGGTATAACGCAGGGTTAGATTTCCTAGCTTTCGCTAGATTAATTTTTTGCAAATCATAATATGCCGTTACTTGTTTAAGTGTTCTACTATTGGCTATATTATCTTGCAAAGTTTTTAAGGCATCATCATCGGCTGATCCTACCTTTTCATTGCTCGTATCGAACTCATCTTCTGAATATACAAATCCATGTAATCCTGTTAGCTTAAGAATCGCTCGGTCTACGGCTCTTTTTTCTGCCATCGCATAGGGATAAGCTACCTTAGAATTTTTAGGGCTTGCCTCTCCATATGTAATGACTTTCATTTTATCATTATGAGCATAGCATTTTACTACAGCAATGCCTTGAGCTGAGTTGGTTTCGACTTCAACAATATCGTCAATAACAACTCCGGCTTTAGCACCGACCAGTTCACAATACTTATGCAACATAATGAGTGTTGCTTTCCCACCACGCTTTAATTCCCAGAGTGCGTGTTCGGGTTTAAGATCATACTCTTTAAGTATTTTCTTAACTCTGGGTTCTATATTAGCCACCATATTAACCTCCTTTGTTTTCTTTGATGGTTAAATTACCTGCTTTGGTACGTGATACTTTAATACCACCACCTTCAGCAAGTCGGCAGTTATCAGGGATTATTTCTTTTATAATCTTGGTAACTGCCCTATGCTGATCGTATGGAATTTTGGTTTCCCTCCAAGTGGTAGCATTAGCTACGAACTCGTTGTTCTTACCCATATCTATACTAATCATATCGTTAATTTTTATGTCATGTTTTTGTATAATTTTATCTAATATATCTTCGTCATGTATATTTTCTGGTGCTGTATCTGTTTGTATTAAATTCCAAAATGTTTTTTCTGTATCGTATAGTTCTTTTAAGTAATCATTATTTATGTCTATTGAACACCACTCGTATCTCATATTACCAAAAATTACTGAGAGGTACGCTCTATCCATCATTGCTACTTGCATATAGTGTTGTAGTTGTGGCATATATGTTTGTATAACATTATCTAAAGTGTTGTTGGCATTGGTATGCTTACACTCTAGGACACAAAATTTGTCACCGACATTTGCTATACCATCAAGACTAGCGTGACGAAAATCATCTGTGAAATCGTGTTGAACGTTAGTTGATAATAGTTTATGTCCTGTTTCCTGTTCAAACCATCGCTTGTTTAGTTTTTCTGTAACAATACCGAGTTGTACAGGTAACACTCGATCTAAGTTGGCAGGTTCTTGACGTCCAGTTTTCTCTAACCAGAGTGAGTGCCAATCACCTTTCATGATGCGTACTGCATCTGACCCACCAATAGTTAGTGGGCGTTTTACTTTTTTCTTAGGTTGCATATTATACTCCTTTTGCATTTATGTTATAGCACCTTTCTATTGCTATTGCAAATCTTTTTGCTTTATTGAATTGATTTTCTATGAACAACATTCCGTGATCATAGGGTGGATCAAATATCGCAATAAAATCTGCCGGTACAGGTAACCTTCTGTACTTGTAGGTTTTTATTAATTCCTCCGTGTACTGTTCGATAATACACTTCGGATACTTTGCTAAGATTTTCTTATATATAGATAATCCTAACTCGTTTGGTACGTCACACCCAAATGTAGACGCACACATTTCGATTGCCGTGCCAATGTATTTAGGATCGGCAGGCAACATAATACTTTGCCAATGAGTTATATGGTCATTGATTAAACGCAAATGTGCAAAAGCAGTCTTTTCATCTACAAGAAATTCATCATACTTATTCTCTTTCAGCTTCTGTAGAAAACACATCGTGGATTCGCTGACGGCGCTTTGCAGTATCTTCGGAGGCTTTGGTTGTATTGGATTGGAATTTCTTGGCACGCAATAACCACGATCGGAAAGCGTATTGCCAATCTGATTTAGTCGTTCCACTTGCCCGATAATGGTTGATATAGATTTTAAGTTCTTGTGCATATTCATACCTTTCTCCAAATTCATTTGTTATCCATTGTCGTGTCGACAAGTTAGGTTCAAAGTCCTTTGGCATTTGCGTTAAGTTAACATTAAGAATCAAGTTATATCCTAATACTTGAATCCAGTTCAAGAAGTTCGTAGTGCTTGGTTGTTTTTTATAACATTCCCATAAGCTAACAAGGCTATCGGACACTCCAATCTTCTCAGCTACTTCTTGTGAAGACAAGTTTAAATACTGCCTTCGTTCTTGAAGTTCTTTAATAATATTTTTATATGTTGTCATGCTCTTTGACTAATGAAAGTAATTCATCTTCACTTAAATCGTCAGCCGCTGATTTGCGTAAATCAAAAAAACCAACTTGTTTAAATGGACCTACACTCATTAGCATACGAGCATAATAAGGTTTATAATTATTATTAAGTTTATATAAAGGATCATTGGTTTCTATAGTTGTAAACCAACGTAACCTATTAAAGATTAATTCACTTGATGATTTACGCAATCCTCTTTTCCAAACTGCGTAAGCATAGTTTCTATATCTAACAAACACTTCAGGGTTAGATTTATGATGGTCTATAAATTCACAAGTGTTAAATGATTTTCCGTGTTTAATATGTTTATCTATGGTCATTTTATTCTCCATACTCTTAGGTTAAGACCTTCTCGTTTGCAAACACATTTCATTGTTCTTGTTCGAAATGCTTGACCAAAAATACTTCGTGCCTTTTCTTCGTAAGGTACTGTAAACGATTGTCCTATTTTCATGTTGTCAATAAAACTATATTTTGACGTATAATTTTCTGGTATAGGAATACCATCTTCAATTCTAATATCCATTGTAAACTCCTTTTGTATTAATGGATTTATATGTGGGCACTAGAGGAAACTGAAATCTAGTGCCCGTGTGGATTTGGACGAACTTTAGCTCATAACCTAGGTAGCTCCCGAACCCGTTCTGATGTGGTAACAAATAAACTAGAAAAAACCCACATCAAAAACCTTAATATGCTACACCTAATTTTGTTAATATCGATGCCTCGGGTTTTGATATTCGTTGTATGTTGTGTACACAAGCTTGTTGAAAGTCGTGTATAACATACCACCCTTCTTTTTTGGCAGGCTCAAGATGATTTACATCAAAGCCATAAAATTCGGCAATCATTTCTACTTCGCTTTTAGGATCTTTATATAATTCATGATCCATGTATTCGAATTCACCATTAATAATTTTATATGATACTAAGTACATTATTTTTTTACCTTTCTGTTGGTTAATAATTCATTCCAACAATGTTCATAACACTTCTTGCATAGATGATTAAAGGAATCATAGATACCATCAACTAATGTTTTGAAATGATACATTTTTTTATAGTGGAAATGACTAGTGCATCGATCACACTTTAGACTACGCTGTTTATTTGTTAACTTCATTAAGCTACTTTGCGAATGTTTAATTTGTTTTTCACTATAAATCTTACAGCTTTTTCAGCTAAAGTACTAGCTTTAAATAACATAGTTTCATGGTTTTCTAAACCTTTTATCCATGTATTTAGATATTGAATATGGTCTTCACGTGGTTTAGATTCTATACGAAAATGATTAGCTAGAAATGAAGCTCCGAGCTCAGCTACCAGTTCTTCGAACGCGTAGTCTTTGCCTCCCCAACAACGTAATTTACGATTACATCTTTTTTCGTGCCCTGTCCAATGTGTCAGTTCATGAAATAATGTAGTGTAATAATATACATCATCTTTAAATGCTTTTTGATCGGGCATACCTATGAAATCTGCTTGAGGATTATAATAAGCCATAGAATCGCCGTGTCTAATATCAGCACCAAGTGTACTGATATGATTGTCAATGCGTTTAATATATTTTATATCTCTGCCCGGAGGTTGATCAAATGAATCAAACTTATGAGTTTCACCAGAGCATTGTTGAATATTAAAAACTTTAAAAGGTCTAAAGGTTGTAAATACTTTTATTTTACCTTTATCGTCTTCACCTTTTATAATTTGTGGTCGCAAAATTGTTGTGCCATGTTGATCCTTATCAACTTGACACCCTGCGTCTTTCCATTGTTTGTATGTTCCCCACACTTTGCGTTGCCATTCATTTTTATGTTTTGCAAGTGCTAAGATAAGGCAGTTAAACCCTTGATATTCATGGGTTTTGTTTGAAACACTATGTACACCTACCCAAGGTTTAGTCCAATTTCCTTTTTCAGTTTTCATTAAAACCAAAATTTCTTTAGTTATTCCTTTAATAACTTCTGTAATTTTGCTATTCATAGTTATCCTTTTGTAAAATTTTTGCTATCTCATTAGCTTGGGATAGCAAAATGTCTTTGTTAATTAATATTACCTTACGAAGTTCTGGTGTAAGTTCCTTCGCTTCGAAAGAATTAAGTGCCGTGTCAATGGCTGAACAACAAGCCTGTACAGTCTTCATTTCGTATTCGAGCTTGATGTTATACTGTAACCGATAGAACTCTAGTTCTTGTTCGGAATAGTATTCGTATGATTCAATTGCCATAATTTAGAACCTGTAGTGTACTGATGAT